TAAAATATACGGTAGCAACGGAAGCATGCGCAGACCGCAATGCAGTCAATAACGGCATCCGCGATGTCATTACGGCAGGCACTGCGAACACTCAGCAGCTCCTCAATGGGCTTAATGAAGTTATCCGCACGAATCAGCAGGGTACGCAGACCATCATTGACAAGTTGTGCGCTCTGGAGCTTGATAATGTTAAGCGCGAGAATGCAGATTTGCGTTCCCGTCTGCAAATGGCTGATTTGGCTGCATCTCAGACTGCACAGACGGCTCAAATTCTGCAAGGTCAGAATCAGCAGGCACAGTACATCACAAATACGTGCTGTCCGAAGCCGATTCCCGCGTATAACGTTCCGAATCCCGGCTGTGGTTGCGGCGGATTTAATGGCTGATGGGAGGTGACTCTCATGAGCACAGAATTAACGGCAGTAGAGCGTCAAATCATCCAGCCTAACGGATATGCTATCTTCACGGCAGTCCCTGTTCCGTGTACGAAAGGACTGGTCGTGCCTCGGCTCGGTTCTGGACTCATCCAACTTTCCGGACTTGGCGTGCCGAGAATGGGCGGCTGTTGCTGCAATCGCAAGGTTATGGGCGTGAATTATGATGTGGATTTTGGTGCAAATATCGCGGTGCCGGAAGGCGAAACAGTCGGAGCGATATCAGTCGGGATCGCTCTCGGAGGCACTGCGATTCCGTCCAGCATCATGACCGTTACGCCTGCAGCGGTCGAGCAATTTTTTAGCATCAGCCGCGATATTACTGCGCAAGTTGTCGCTGGCTGTTGTCAGACTGTTGCAATCCAAAATTTGAGCACGATACCGATTGCGATGGTTGATGCAAGCGTCAATATTGACCGCGTAGGCGTGAGCGCATTGGGGGTGATTTGATGGATACGCAGATTATGCATAAAATAGAGGATAATCTCTGGGACGTGTTAGGGGATTATGCAAAAGGTTTCAAAACGCCTGCTGAAGTCGAGACTGTGAAGCACGCATTGTCCGGTATTTTCAAGATAAAATGTCTTGAAGAAATGGAGGACTACCAGTCTTCTCATGACTACGGCGGCAGGTCTTACGACCGTTATTATAACGACGATATGAGTTATCGCCGTAGCCGCGACAATCGTGACAGTGACGGCAGATATAGCCGTGACATGTATTCGCGTGATGGCGGCATGATGATGCGTGAACGGCTCGAACAGCTTCGCAACGAAGCTAAAGACGAACATCAGCGGCGCATCATTGACGATATGCTGAATCGCTTGTAAACCTCCTTACATATCATATCTGAGCTGTGGCTTTTGTGGTCACAGCTCTTTTATATGGTGGATATTCGGAAAACACAAACAAAATGAGGATTTTTTATAAAAAAAGTTAGGAAAACCGAAAAAAAGACTTTACAAAACAAAAGCAGAGTGATAGTATAATAGACAAGTTCGGAGAACCGAACAGAAGAAAGGAGGGCCGCAGATGGCGTTTAGCTATGACAAGCTGCGTGGTAGAATTCGCGAAGTGTTCGGCACACAGGATAAGTTCGCAAAGGCTTTGGGAATGTCCGCTGCAACCTTATCGCTAAAGCTGAACAATGTTTCAGAATTCACTCAGCAGGAAATGTTTGAGGCATTACGGCTGTTAAAAGAGCCGCCCCAGACAATCAACCAATATTTTTTTACCCTTAAAGTTCGGAAAGCCGAACAGTAAGACAGCGTTGGATGCGTTATTGTGTGAAGGTTGAGGGGTGTGTGAAAAATTGGAAAACTTTGAACTGGAAATCAGCAAAGCATGGGCGAAGAAGCGCAGGCTTGAAAAAGCTATCAAGAAATCCTTGACAGCTGCAGCGCTCATCGGCGCTGCGGTGGTATGCGCAGGATTCTACAACGGCGACCAGATACAAGTCGAAACTGTGCACAAAGTCCAAAAGGGCGAAACGCTTTGGAGCATATCCGAGGATTATCTCAAGCGGAACACTGGCGGGCGGCGCTATATCCTCGAATTCAAGGAAGGTATCAAGGAACTCAACCCCTGGTTGGTCGAGTCAAAAGAACAGATTCAGCCGGGCGATAAGATTACCATTCGCTATTGGGTGAAGAAAGATGAGGTGATGAACCGATGAAACGAAAAAGGCCATAGCAGCCGCTAACTGCTATGGCCCGAAGCGAAAAACCAAATGAAGTTTATTCATCTTTATTTTACCACAGGAGGTTATCAAATGAAATGGCACATGCAGTAAATTTGCAAGGCAAAAAAATTTGGACGTCTAACGGTTATTGAAAGAGGCGAAAACGAAACCAAGCAGGAGGGTAAAATGAGAAGTTTTTATGAAATTAATCAAGAGATTTTAAATTGTGCAATTGATACGGAAACAGGGGAAATCCTCGACGAAGAAAAGCTGCGCAATCTCCAGATGGAGAAAAATGAAAAGATTGCCAGTATGGCACGTTGGGTAAAGGATTTGCGCATTGAGTCTGAAGCCCTCAAAGAGGAAATCGCACGGCTTACGGCTCGGAAAAAATCCGCTGAAAATAAACAGGAACGGCTGAAAGCCATCATTATGGATGAGCTGGGCGGCAAGAAATTCAAGGACGAAACGGTAAGCATCTATTATGGCGCGTCTCAATCGGTATCGATTGATGATAATACAAAGATTCCGGTGCAGTATCTGAAATATGTGGAACCGCAGGTTGACCGCAAGGGGCTTTTACATGATTTGAAGCTTGGCGTTGAACTGGATGGAATCCACATTGTTGAAAATCGTCACATCGTTATCCGTTAAGGGGGGGATAGAAATGTCGGGATTTGATATCAAGATTGAGCGCGGTCCCAAGGCAAACAAACCCATCAAGGCAGTTATCTACGGGCCGGAGGGCATCGGTAAATCAACCTTTGCCGCACAGTTCCCGAATCCGCTTTTTATTGATACAGAAGGTTCTACGGATTTGATGGATGTCATGCGGTTCCCTCGTCCGGAACAATGGGAACAGCTTCTGGCGGAAGTCGAGGCAGTTATTCAGAATCCGACCTGCTGTAAAACACTGGTCATTGATACCGGGGATTGGGCAGAGCGCCTTTGTGAAGCTTACGTCTGCAGGAAGGGCGGCAAGGAAAGTATCGAGGACTTCGGGTATGGCAAGGGGTATACATACGCCAAGGAAGAATTCGGGCGGGTGCTGGACAAGCTTAGCAAAGCCAATGAAGCAGGAATCAATATAGTGGTTACAGCACATTGCATCATCCGCAAGTTTGAGAAACCGGATGAAATGGGAGCCTATGACCGCTACGAGCTGAAGCTTGGAAACAAGGCGGGCAATCACTGCGCTGCACTTCTCAAGGAATGGGCTGACTGCGTATTATTCGCCAACTACAAGGAAATCGTGACGGAAGTCAATGGCAAGAACAAAGTCCAGGGCGGGCGGCGCGTGATGTATACCACCCATGCGCCGACCTGGGATGCAAAAAATCGCTTCGGGCTCAAAGAGGAATTGCCTTTTGAGTATGAACAGATAGCGCAGTTTATTCCAGATGCCGCTGAGACTCCACAGAATCCCGCAGGAGAGCCGAAAAAGGCAAAGGCTACCACGAGTACCACACGGAAGAAAAAGAGCACTGAAAAGCCCGAAAAAACGGCAAATGCAGAAGCACCCAAGGATGGTTACGGCGTTGGAGTTAATCCTGAACTGTTTAACCTCTGTGAGGAGAATAATATCCATCTCTGCGACCTGGAAGATTTCGTTACAAGAAATGGAATCCTCAGCAGACCGACACCGGTAAAAGACTTTCCAGCCGGTCTGGTAAAGGATTTAATCCGCCAGTTTGATGATGTGAAGGACGATATCTACAAGCATTGTCCGGTACCGTTCTGAGTTTGATTTTGATTATAAAGGAGATTTTATCATGGCTTTTACAACTTCGGAAAACTACAACGACAACAAGACCGTAAGCGCAGATGCGCTGGAGTGGGGGCAGGCGATTGTCTGCGAGGAAGCGCCGGAATACATCACGCTTAAACCGGGTGAATATGAATTCACGGTCAAAAGCTTCGAGCGTTCGTTCTATAACGGCGGCACCAGCAAGGACGGCAAGAAGAAGGAGCCGTGCAATGTTGCCAAGGTGAAGCTCGAAATCGTCACGGATGAGGGGACGGCAATCGTCAATGATTCGTTCTTCCTCAAAGCCAATATGGCGTGGAAAATCGGCTCGTTCTTCCAGTGCATTGGCATGGCAAAGACCGGTGAAAGCTTTGTGCCGGATTGGGATAAAGCAATCGGCTGCACGGGCCGCGTGAAGACGAAGACGCGCGAGTATAACAACAATACGTACAATGATGTTGACCGTTATGTAAAGAGAGGTTAAGTAAATGGAGCTTCGACCATATCAGGAAGAAGCCCGTGCATCAGTAGAGCAGGAATGGGAGCAGGGGCATAAGAAAACCCTGCTCGTCTTGCCTACGGGCACTGGCAAAACCGTAGTATTCAGCAAAATTACAGATGACTGTGTAAAGGACGGAAAGCGAGTGCTGATTATGGCACATCGCGGAGAGCTTCTTGATCAGGCTGCAGAAAAATTGAAAAAGACAACCGGACTCAATGCAGCTGTAGAAAAAGCCGAGTCCAGTTGTCTTAATTCATTGCTCCGTGTAACCGTGGGCTCTGTCCAAACTTTGGGCAGGGAGAAA